CCTCGAGTACAAAACCACAATCTCTTAATCTTTTGATGCAATCTGGAACAGAGGTCACTTTCACTTTTGCTTTAGCCACTCCAGCTGGATACAAATACACTGGAAGTGCTTTGGTGACAAGTATTGAAATGACTGGAGGAACTGAAGACGCTGCAACTTACAGTGTTTCAATGTCTGGAACTGGATCTTTGACTCAAACAAGTATTTAATTTTTAATAAAAAGAAACGATGGCAGTATTTAACGGAACAGATTTAATTCTGAAGCTAAGTTCAACAAGTGGAGGCTCAGAATTTAAGCTTTTACACGCTACAAGTTGCACTATTTCTATGGCATCTGACACCATAGATATTACAGATAAAGATTCTTCTGGATTTTTAACACAACTTCAAGGTCAGAGAAGTCATACTTTGCAAGCTGATGGTTTGATGGATTTCACTTCGGCTGGAACAACAACAGATCCAGATGAAATATTCACTCAAATGATGAACAGAACAACTGTATCTTTTACATTTCAGAAAGACCCAGCTGAGGGAATTACTTATACTGGAAGCGGAATAATCACATCACTTGAAATTTCTGGCGGTGTAGAAGATGCTCCAGTCTATTCAGTTTCCCTACAAGGAACTGGAGCTTTGACAACTAACACAGTCTGATTTAGTTGGTGGAGTTGGGCTTCGGCTCTCTCCATCAACATAACATTAAAAACCAACTAAAAATGTTTGAAATAGTAATATTAAACAAAAAAGATTTTCCAATCAGATTTGGAATGAACGCTCTTAGAATTTATTGTAAAAAAACGAACACCTCGCTTCAAGACCTTGATAAGTTAGGTCAAGACCTTTCTCTTGACAATGCTTGTCAATTGATTTTAGCTGGACTTCAAGACGGAGCTAGAGTTGCTGGAAAGCAATTCAGTTTGACAGTTGAAGATGTTGCTGATATTCTTGACGATGACATGGATGCTTTACAAAAATGTTTTGATGTTTTCTCAGAGCAATTTACAGCTAAATTTGAGCAAAAGGGAAACGAGAAGGAGGAGAAAAAAACTCCTCAAAACAAAAAATAGATTGGGATGACTTGGAAGCCATTGCTTATGGCTTTGGGCTTTTACCAAGTGATTTTTGGAATTTGACACTTCATGAGTTCTTTTTACTTCAAAGAGGTAGAAATGAACAATTGGAACTTAAAGAAAGATTTGAATGGGAAAGGACAAGATGGCTGGCTTGTGTTTTGATGCAACCACACAAAAAGAAAAACCAACGTCTTGATCCACAAGATCTAGTCAAGTTTGAATGGGAGAAAGTACAAGAGAAACTTGAACTAGAAGAAAAAAGAAAAGCGGCTGAATACGCAATGAAACTTTATAAAATAATTTAAAATGTCAAAAAGGCTATCCATTGTATTAAGTTTAGATGATAAGCAATTTCAGACAAATCTAAGAAAGAGCGCAAATTCAATCAAGAAGTTTGGAAAGAATATGTCCAGACTTGGAGATGATTTGAATAGGAATGTAACGCTACCAATTTTAGCTATTGGAGGAGCTTCAGTAAAACTTGCTAGTGATTTAGAAGAAACTGACTCTAAATTCAGAACAGTCTTTTCATCTATTGAAGAACAAGCTGTCAAAACAGCCGAAGCATTCCAGAAAGAGTTTTTCTTAGCTGAAGAAACATCAAAGAATTTATTAGGGTCAACTGGAGATTTATTAGTCGGTTTTGGTTTTACTGAAGATGCTGCTCTTAGTTTGTCAGACAAAGTGAATAGATTAGCAGCTGATTTAGCATCTTTCCAAAACATTGAAGGTGGAACAGCGGTAGCTTCAGAAGCATTAACAAAGGCTCTAGTTGGAGAAACGCAAGCTGCCAAAGCTCTTGGAATTGTTATAAGACAAAACACGGCAGAATATAAAAACGAGGTTGCTCAGATTATGCAATCTCAAGGTGTTACCGAAACACAAGCCAAAGCAATTGCAAATCTAAACATTGCTTACACTCAAAGCTCAAAAGCAATTGGAGATGTTCAAAGAACTTCTGGAAGTTTAGCAAATCAAACACGACAGCTTACTGAATCATTGAAACAGTTAGGAGGGCAATTTGGAAAAGATTTAATCCCTTTGGCTCAAAGCGTTGTAAATGTCTTTAATAAAATAAGCACTGTCTTTTCTGGAATGAGTCCAGAAACAAGAGAAAATGTGATTCAATACGGACTTTTGGCGGCTGCTCTTGGACCAGTGATGAAGGCTTTTAGTTTCTTATCTTCTGTTGCTTTTCAATTGTTGAGGTTGTTCAGATTTATCTCTCCAGCTATTGCTTTAATGACAAAGGCTTTCTTGGCTTTGAATCCAGTTGCTAGACTTGTCACTTTAGCTGTTACTGGATTGAGTGCTGCTTTGCCTTTTATAATTGATAAATTCAAAGGAGCATCAGACGAAGTAAAAAACTTCACAAACATGGTTTCCACTGCTGGAAATGGCATGAAAAACAATCCTCTTTTTGATGTTGACAATTATGTCAAAGTTGAGAAAAAAGTAAAAGATGTTGCTAAGGAGGTAAAAAAATTCAGAGAAGTAGCATCAATACAGCCTATTGCAGCTGGTCCAGTACAAGCTACGGGAGGACAAACATCGGCAGCTCCACAATTTGCAACTGATGGAAGCTACTTTGAGCAAATGCAAGAAAACATCATTGTCACTCAAAACCTATTGACATTGAATGATTCTTTGACACAATCTTATCAAACCTTTGGAGGAGCTATTGAACAAGCCTTTTCTTCTGCTTTAGTTAGTCAAGAGGGATTTTTTACTTCTTTCATTGATTTTGCAAAAAGAGCTTTGAAACAAATCATGGCTCAAATTGCTGCAATGCTTGTTCTAAATGCTTTGCTTGGTGGAACTAAGTTAGGTGGAAAGCTAGGGTTTTCAAATATTGGAGGATTTTCTGGAATAAAAAATTTGATTGGGCTTGAAAA